CAAATACCAGCCCTTAGCCGGTAACGACCAGCAGGTACCTCCATTGAGATATACGACTGCAAACCGTAGCTGTCGTCATTTGCTGCAAGTACCGTGCCTGCTTCGTTGTATAGCCACAGCATCGGATCAGAGTTATAACCAATGACCATATAGGTTTGGGCGATGAACGTTGTTGGTTCGTCGTATTCAAACCAATAGTCGGTTGGTTCTGTGACAATTGGATTTTCTGCGCTGGCACTTGATGCCAGGAACAGTATGGAAAGTACAACCCCTACTAGGGCGTAACGGCTACGCCTTTTTGCCGAAGGCTGCTGCAACTTCTTCTTTAGTGAGAGTCCCGTCTTCAGACCATGAACGAAGCAATGCTTCTGTTACTTTTCCAGCTGCGACTACACCTGCGATGGCTGCTGATTTCCAGAGTTCGACTCCGAAGATTGCGCCACCTGCTACGGCTGCGAGTGCGGATGATCCGAATACCCCAAAGATTCGGAGGATGAGGGTTTGTACTTTGATCATGGTTTTGATACTACCATTTTTGGATTGGGCAAGCGGCGTGAAGTAACCCTGTTTTGGTGGGCATATGGCATCCACATTTGGAGCATTGTTTGGTAATCATGTAATGCGGGCAGGTTTCGCAGATAGCTAGACGTTCTGCTTGGAGGGTGTCGCCTGCCATTGGGGTGTCTGGGTTTAGCAAAGCCATTGGGGTGACAATGCCTGCTTCTTGGCGGGCTAGGTTATTAGCCTTCCATTGTTGCCAAGGGGTCATGGGTTTGAGTAGCGGGTGCCGTTCCAAATGTCGCCCACTTCAACGGAATCAACCAGGCGTAACACTGGGTTAGATGCAAGTACCGCTTCTATCATTTCCATATTGTTTATATTGTTGGCATTAATAGGGTATTTAAGCACGGCTTCACCGTCTGCTTCAACAACTAAAAATTTTAGTATTACATCATCCATAAATTCTCCTTACAGAAATTAACAAGGGTCACCAAAAACATTACGACATACATCTCTGAATGTTTCAGTGATGTAGTTTGTTCCACCACAAGTAAGCACAGTAAAGTATACAGCACTCCAGTCACAACCATTACTACAGAATGGGTTAGGGTACGCAATGTATTCGCCAGCAGGACCAGTATAGATATAACTTATACCGCCTTCGCTAAAGTCGCCAGTCTTTGCTGTTCTACATGCACCAGTACAATCAGGACTTGCATATGGAGAACCATAACTCGTGCTTGAACTACAACCACTGCCAGACTTAGGGTTTGTAACAGTCTTGGTACGGTATCTACGGGAGGCGCAAGAGCCGTCGTAGTATTCTTCACTAACAGTAGAAGCGTTATAGCAACCCACACATGTAGGACTAGCAACAGTTACTACTCTCACATCATTAGGACAACCAGTTTTAGTACGGGTTGTTGTTGTTGTTTGTGTTCTACTAGAACAGTCAGTGTCGGGCGAGTAGGTAACAACATCTGAAGGGTCAGACCAGCCACGACCACCAGCAGCGTCATACAAACGGCAATCAGTCCAAGCACGAGTCCAAGTACCAGCCTTATTAGCAAACACTTCCTTAGCGTAAAGCCACGCCCCACCAGACTTTCCATAGACAGCAGACGCATCTTTCCATGTCCCGCCATCCTTGCCCTGTAAACCCATGTCTTAAACTACAATCCAAACATCGCCGTTTTTCCCACCCGTAGCAGAAGAAGCAGACACGGTAACTACGGGTACACCACCAGAAGCAACAGCTGTGGTTGTATCAAAATCGGTTGTCAACAAAGAACCATTAACCACATTGGCTGAAGCAACCGTGATTGCTGTAGGCAAAGCACCAGTAGCCAGTTTACTTAACGCAATCGCAGCTGACGCATTGATGTCATCATTAACAATCGTCCCTACGGCAATCTTGGCTGAAGTGACAGCTGAATCAGCGATACCTGCTTCAACAATCTGTCCCCATTTGAAACCGTTAGTAGCCGTACTGTCAGCTTGCAACACGTGGGTATTAGTACCAATACCAAGACGGTTGATGGAAGAACCATCGGTAGAAATCAAGTCGCCTTTGGTGGTCATCACAGAAGCAATCAAGTTGGCTTCGTCAGCCTCATCAGCGGAGAACACAGGGTATATAGAAGAACCAGCGTTATGACCTGACGCATTAGTATCGTCTTGGTTCCGAGCCACAGTCAAAGTTGTCCCCGAAATAGCCGTAACTTTTACCTTTTCTTCACGAGAAGTCCCAGGTTCAACAACACAATAAAATGGGAAAGTGGTAGCCCACCCAGTAACAGTATCAACAACAAAAGAAGTGTCACCGCTAGTTGGGCTATTAGTCAGCACCGCCTGGGCAGGTGCGCCTTTATATCCTTTTCGTACTGGTAAAGCCATTATATTCTCCTAGTTTTCTACAGACCGCATTGTAACAGTTGCCGTGCCATCCCAAGACCAAGTGTTCCCTGTGCTATCTATGGGTTGCCATTCGACGTCTTCAGTGATGACACTATATGAAGTGGTGCCTAACTGGAGGGTGACGATGCGAGGGTTATGGATTAAACTATTGAGGTTGTCTAGTTCCTGTTCAGGGTTCATATAAATGTCACGGTCACGAGGGCGTATCTTGTGGTGGAGAAGGACAGGGATGGAGAACACTTCTGACCTGAATGGGGCTGCGTATGCTCGTGCCATCCAACGTGTGACAATAGGGCTGTCATCTGGGTCAACTGTTCCTTTGGTTAATACCAGTTTGAAATCAGCTTCAATGGTTTTTGTGTCGGTACCTTGGTAGGTGTATTCGATTCCGCTTTGGTTAGAAAATGCGCCAAGCGAAGTGTAAGAAGAATGGTCGTTAGATATATAAGCTTCAACAGACCCAAGTAGAGGTTCGGTTCGGACATCAAATTTGGCTACGAACTTACGGTCTGGGATACCCCAACGGTATGTACCGAATTCTATTTCGCCTGATCCAACAACACTTGCTGTGTTTTCAGCAACAACACCGATACCGTTGATAGAGAACACTCGTTTAGAATCAAAGGTAACAACACTTTGCACGACCCCTGTGTTTGTATACATAAGATCAGTAGCGAAAGCAGGAGTATTTGAACTTGTGTTGACAGACAAATCTAGACGACCTAAACCGCTAGAAGTACCGTCGTAGTTTGTCCAAGTGAACCAAACGAATCGTCCATCTCCGGTGAAATCGTTTACTGAACCTGATGTTGGGATTATGGAACCGAGGAGTAGGTTGCCTGATGCGTCGGTGGTAGCCATACGGATACCTTTGTTTGTGCCAATAAAGATGAACCCAAGGTATGAGTCGAGACTTGAAACTATTTCCCCGTAAGGTAGTTGCCCCGCAACGGAGCAGTCATCTAAAGCGGTTCCGTCAGCTTTTAATGTTGTTTTATAGATGAGGCTTACATCGCCTGCGAACCCAGCTACATAGATGAAACCGTTACCGCCTGCACTACCAACGAAACGCATGGCTGCGTTACGGTTTGTGTGTACTGTGTTACCGCCACCTGATGTGCTTATGTCCATGATGATGTTTGCTTGGGTGCCGATGATACGTCCGTTGGCGTAAGCCAAAGAAGTGAACGTGTGTGATCCTGTTGTGTGGGAAGAAATGCTTGTACCAGCACTGTCATGCACATGAACACTGTCCGTGGTGTAACCAATAAAGACTCTTGTACCGTCAGAACATAACGCCACAATATCCTTGGCTTGCGCCCCTGTACTGATGGTTGTCCAGTTGCCAGTTGTCGTAGTAGCACGTTTCAATGATTGCCCGTCAGCAACATAAATGTATCCACCAGCGACACACATCAGTTGTTTAGTGGCAGTGGTCGGTGCGCCCGTGCCAACATTCAATGCTGTGGTATTCAGCAAAGATATTTGTCCTTTAATCCAAGGGTTTATGCCCTTAGATTTGTAGAACATATAGTCCTTGGCTTCGGCAGTATCGGCATACTGTTGACCAGCACCAAGATGCCACGAGTCTTGCCCTCTGCGCCACAAACCACCAGGGTTGATAGCTGCTTCACCAGGGGCAGTCGAAGTGTCTTGCGAATCACGCACACGTTGCTCGTGGCTACGCACATACCTGCCTGATTTCATATCAATCAGATACGGGCGACCATTGATAGCGACAGGGTAAATAGATGGGACAACATCAGTTTGTGCTGTACCCGTAAAATACGCAGGGGTATCTACAAAAGGGATGCTGAACGTGGGTGCATACGCCACGACTTAACCTCTTTGCAGGAACGTAGGGTATTGCCGTGCGAGCTTGGCTGCTTCGGCGGTGATGCGATCACGACGCATACGGATAAGGCTAGTGATACTGCCTGATACTGCACCGGCGGTGACTTCATCTGCACGGCGGGTGTCGCCTTGGGATTCGGTGAAGTTACGTTTCACTTCTCGTGGTGATACGAGTCTGATTTGTGCGCCGATAACGAGGAGGTCTTCTGCTGATTCGGGGAACCCAGCGTTTAACTGGATGCCTTCTGTTTCGGTGGTGACTCTGGTGAATGGGGATCGGTAGGTGACACGGACATCTCCTGGGCGTACACCTTGGTCAAATTGGAGTGCCAAGCCTGAACCGAAGTCTTTGGTTGGCATGTCACGGAGAAGTTTGACGTTGCGTACCTGCTGATAATCAGACGATAGGTATCTTGCACGGACTTCAATGATGTCGATAACACTGGCGACTGATGGCAGGTTGATTTGACGGTCTGAACCGTTGTAGTTCAGGTCAAGGATTTTGACTTGGAACAACCCATTCATAGGGCTGGACAGGTCGGCTAGTTCGTCGTTGATTGCTTCTAGGATTTGCGCCCGTGGGAACCGTGGGTTGACGATCAGCATGGCGTTAGCTGCGTGGGCTGCTGCGACTGTGGCGTTGAAGGCTCGTTCTACGGTAACGGTTTTGCTGGATTCGGTGACAGCCCAGACATACATTTGTTCAGCATCTACTTCGATGATGGTTCCGGCACGGACTCCACCAAGTTCGTAGGTCAGGGTAAGGGTTGTCGCCGTAGCATTAATTGCCGAAGCAAGTTTGTTACGTTCCTCAATAACTCCAGACAGCAGTTGCCGTTGGGTTCGGTTAATGACTTGGGCGACTGTAGCCACTATTTCATTTTCTTCTTACGCACTGGGGCTTTCTTGCCGTATTCCATTTTGCGTTCCATTTTGCCTTCGCCTTTTTCGTGCTTCATCTTGGCACCTTTAGACTTGTACATTTCGCCTTTAGCAGACATGGGAACTCCTTGTATTGAGACAAGGCAATCATAGCCGATAATGGGATAGGTTCGTTTTAAGTCTTTGATCTGTTGGGTTTAAGGCTAGAGCTTGTGATCCGTGATGGAACGCTTCGTCGCTGTCTCCGAGGTGGTGTGAGGCGATTGCCATTAGGTCGTGTGGTAGCCATCCCCATGCGTCTGCTTCACATAGATAGTCGAGTGGTTTTTCGGTGATTGCTAAAGCCGAAGATGCTGCGTTGCGACAGGCGAGCCAGTTGTGTTGGTTGTGGTAATACTGGGCTAGGTCTACCCATGATTCACGTCGGGTTGGTGATTCAGCTATTGCTCGGTACAGGTGGTATTCGGCTGCTTGGGGAACTATTTTGGCTAGGTAGCGGTGGGTGGCTGCTCGTTCGGGGAACCACGTGGATAGGTCTAAATGACGGGCGAAGTGGTATTGGGCGAGGCTGTAGTCACCGGCGAAGAATAATTCACGGGCTAGGTAGAACTGGTTGCGGTCATCACGGGGGTCTTCTTCTACAGCAAGTTTCAGTAGGGGCAGGTATTGACTGCGGGACTTCGAGCTGTCCGGATGGTGGTGAATTTCTAGTCCGTCGACCCATGTCATTGATTCACCGTCGGTGGGTTTGAGGACTTCATGGACTGGGTGTTTCCATTTGTATCCGTGTCTGCTGTGGATTTTGTCGCCACCATAGACAAGTCCTTCGGACCCGTCGGGGTTCCATGACCAGATGTATTTGTATCGGGGGCGGGTGATGCTTGTGGGGATTGTTTCTAGTGCTTTACGCCAGCCTGGTTGCAGTTGTTCATCCATGTCTAAAGCAATGCACAGGTCAATGTCTTTCGGGAGCATGGAGAGTGCCATGTTGCGGGCTGTGTCAAAACGCCACGGGCTGATAACACGGGTGACGGTGTGGATGCCGAGTTGGTGGGCGAGGGTTGTGGTTTGGTCTGTTGAGCCTGTGTCTAGGATGAGGCGATAGTCAGCATCGGTGCAGGAGTCTGCCCATTGCTGGACATGTTGTTCCTCGTTCAGAGCAATAGTGTAAATGGCTATCTTCATATGGTTCCCTTCTGCTGGAGTTATTCTGCTGGTCGTACCAGTGGTGCAGGTGGGTCTTCTTCGTGTTCCCACAAAGTTAGGACATCATCTGCAATAGCCCAACCATCGGTAAAGCCAGCATCTAGTAGTAGTTGAATCATTGGTGGTGTAATCATCCCGAAATCTCCATTGCTAACATCCGACAAACTCCAGCACCTGATGCGTTTGTATATGCAATGTTCGCCCCTTGGTTTCTGTTGAATTGAATTTTATAGGTAGTAGCAGATGTTGTAGCAGGACTATCAAGATAGAAAAATTCAGCAACAACACCTACGCCTCCAGCGGTTCCGTAAGCATTATCAATATCTGTTACCACAGTTGTAGCACCACGCACAAGGCGTATCCCTACACCAGTTGCACCACCACTTGAAAATAATTGAAGATTATAAATACAAAGAATTTTACTACTTACAGATTTTGGTGTAATTGTTAAAGTTAATCCAGTATCCCCAAAAGTGGTTGTAGTGCTACTTCTTAAAGTTGTGTCGTTTGCGCTTTCCACAATCTGCAACACTGTCCCGTTGGTTGGGGTGGTCGCCGAGATGTACCGCCATGCTGTGCCATTCCAAATCGCCACCATATCCGTATCGGTTTCGTAAATCATCTGACCCTCATACGGGGCGGTAGGGCGTGTCGATGACGTGCATACACCAGGGCGTAACCCAGTTGAATTATTACTAATAGCCATAGTTATTTCCTGTATCCGTAAATAGAAATGTTGCCAGCAATGGTGTTGCCGTTGGCGTTAAAGAATTGAATACCATCAAAAGAATTCGTGCTGTTAATTCCACCACCAATAGTGCTAGTTGCAAAAAGTGGGGTTGTTGAATAATAAGCAGACGAACTGCCAGTATAAAAAGTTCTACCAGTTCCAAACGGATTAAAAAAATCAAAAGAACAACTAAAACCACCATCGGTTGTTGCTTGAAAGTTGTAGCCCATACCGTTGTAGCTTGCTGCACTTAAAACATCCGTACCTGTACCATCAACGCTTGATAAGTTTCTTGATGCCATATAATACAAACTTGAAGTAAATGCGGTTGTTGAATTCAACATTCTGTAAGCAAGAAAACCACCGTTTGCCATATTTATTTTTGATGCTTCAACTCGGTAGTTCTCGTAAGTTGCATTAAAACATCCAGCAAAATTTGTACTTGTACTTGACAACGCACCAGTCGTAATCAGTTCCAAGCCTTGCGGGTTTTGTGCAGGACTGTTCGGGATAACCCACGCCGTACCATTCCACACAAGCAACTGGTCCGTGTCCTTCTGGAAAATCACTTGACCCTCGTAAGGTGATGCAGGTCGTGCGGCTGTGTTGTCGATAACGCCTGGTTTGATTAGTGAACTAGCACCGATTTGTTGTGTGATACCCATAGTTACAACGCCTTAATGATGTAGTTCAAAACAATAGTTGGTTGCGTATTTAGATGCTCCGAACCGCTACCAGCGTTTTGGTTTGTAGCGGTTCTATTACCAACTGTGTCAACCGTATACGCAAGACCTTGGAACTGGATTCCTGAACCGCCACTGTTGTAGACACCGTTAGTTGACCTTGAAAGTTCATGGTTATGGGCATTTTGAATATGCGTATGAACAGGCATTTGCGCTTCGGTAAGCGTGTGTGTTTGTGTACCGCCCGTAGCACCAAGTGTGTTACTTGCAGTAAGAACTGTGCTAGTTAAACGAGAAGCAGCAGTACCGCCCATATCATCTTTACCCGCAACAGCACGACCACGCATGTCAGGAATGTTGAAAGTAGTAGAACCGTCACCAACACCATAAGTGGTACTGAGAGTTGTAAACAAAACAGGATAAGCAGTTCTAGATACAGCCTGTCCATAACACAGCAACCAACCGCTAGGTGCAGTCGCACCAGCAAACGGGTTTACAACACCAACAGGAACAGCACCAGCAACACCCAACGCAGAAGAAATAGCCATCAGATTTCTCGGTCCCAACCTGTGATAGTCACAGTCACCTTAGAAGCCGTATCCGATAATCCCTGCACAGTCTCAGCCGCTTCCAACACCAAACCAGTATCCAACACAACCGTGTCAAACCCAGCCACAGGCAGATTATAAGTAAAGCAGTTAGCCGCAGTAGCAGCTGAACCACGAGCCAAAGTAATCAACCTGTCAACACCATCCGTGTTGCAAATCACAATCTGCTTAATCGTGTACTGACGACCCGAAGGCACAGTAAACAAAGTCGTAGTCGTAGTACCCACCTGTGTAGGTACGCTCAACATTTTCGGGAATACATCACCACTAGCCATTAGAACTCCATGTTCATCATTGTGTAAGTCATTAGATTACTTGTTGTTTGTATCGGTGCAGACGGTCCAGTCGCACCTGTCGGTCCTGTAGCACCTGTAGGTCCTGTCACTGTGGATGCTGCACCTGTAGGACCAGTTGGACCCGTAACGCCTTGTGCGCCTGTCGGACCTGTAGGACCTGTGGCTCCATCAACCCCGATGATGCCGTTAGTACCA